TGCTGTCTGCCATGTACACCTTTCCCTGCCATTCGGCATGGTTGGCATGTCCCTGCCCGGTATTGCGTGCCCCCCAGTGCGATGAAACATACACCATGTCCGTTTCCGTTTCCCTGATGTTCTGCTCTGCTATTTTCCCCATGAGCTGGTGCGTTCCTGTCCTGACTGCAAGCCGCACCGCCGAGTCCAGCTGCATGGTGCGCCCGGTTCCATAGTCGACTGTCCGGAGCCCGCTGTGTGCAAGGTTGTGGATGACATCATATACCACCTTCTCCTGCGAGAACGTCCCCGTGGTTATCTTTATCATGGCCTGGTCAAGCTCCTTCCTGTACACCGTCTGGAGTGACTCCATGCCTGCCATTGTCCTGAATCCCGTCGTCCTTGTCAGGTTCCTTAGTTCGCCCATGGTCTGCATCTCCATGGCTTTCACAAGCTTTGGCAGGAAGGAACCGTCCGTTATCTCCTTGTTCCCGAGCTTCCATATGCGCAGGTCGTCGAGGAATGAAAGGTTCCCTGACTGCGCAAAAAGCTTTTCGCCTGCCCTGTATGCCTCCCTCTGGATTTCCCGCAGGAGTTTTTTGACCGTTCTTTTATGTACAAGCGTGTTTTTCGCCACCAGCTTCCGGTACTCCGGGTCCGCATTGAGCTTTTTCATGACTTCCTTTCTGATGTATGCCGGGCTGTAGCCCAGCTCATGGAGTGCCTGTGCCTCAAGCTCCGCAGTCCTTGTGAACGCCATGGTTGCCTTTACCCGCTGAGCCACGTCCGCTATGACCTCGCTTTCAAGGTACTGGAACAGGGGCACCAGCACATCACTGATATATTCCATCTGCCTGTCCGTGAGCATGTCTCAGTCCTCGCTTTCCTCGTCCTTTTCCAGTTCTTCCTCACGCATCTGTCCCTCCTCCACAAGTGCGGCTGCCTCCTCCTCCGTCAGGCTGTATGCCTTCATCAGGTACCATATGGTGATCCGTGGGATGTCAAACTGTAGCGCATCATTCCTCACACGTTCCAGCTCCGTCTCCCTGTCCGTTACATAGCTGTCATCAAAATCGACCAGTATTTCTTCCGTGTCATCATAGTTTGTCCCATGAAAACGGTTGGAATACCATATGACAGCCCTGCATATGTCCCGGATATACTTTTCCGCCTCCTGGCGCTGCCTGTTCAGTTCCTGCATCTGGTCCTGGCGCTCCCCGATGTATTCCGTCGCGGTGGTAATCTGTCCGTTTTCAAAACTGTATTTCTTCGTGCCGTACCCAAAGTTCATTGACAGCAGCGACAGGGCAAGCTCAAAGCTTTTTGTTATCTCATCTATCCGGATTATCGGGTTGTATTCCTGCAGGACTTCCTTCTGCTCGGGCAGCTTTTCCCCGATGAGCATAAAAATCTTTTTCTGTTCGGGTGTCATCCTGGGCTTTCCCGTCTCCGGGTCTGACTCGCAGAGGATCTCGTTTACGAGGATGATTTTCTCTGCCTTGTCCAGGTCGGAAAAAAGCACATTGTAACATAAGTCCAGCACCTTCAGTACCGGTATGGCGTTCACGAGCTTTGGCAGCCCATAGCCTGTCATGTCATCCAGGTTGTTCACCTCCGCATTCCGCATCACCGCAAACGGCTTTACGTCCCCAAGGGAAACAATGGTTGTCAGTTCCGGCTGTTCGCATCCGTATTCATCAAAGATGTGGGTCTCCGCGGTATACGTGCCCATGCCGGAAAGCAGGAACAGGACAAGCGTGGTCTGCTTCCTGCCGCCTTTCAGGCTGCTTCCGGAAAATGCCGCCTCCGTGACGATGTCATTGACAACCGTCAGGGGAATGAAACAGTCCGCATCCACATAGTTCAGGCGGATACTGCCGTTCCTGATGCTGCCGTCACTATAGATGTCCGCATTGTCCAGGCGCACATAGCACGCGGCCGTGCCGACTGCCGATGTCTTTTCCAGCTGTTTCCTGTACTGCACGCCAAACTCGTTTTTTGCCAGTATGTCATTCACCATCGCTGACTGTCCCTCCGCCCCTGCATGTATCTCAACGACCTCACAGAGTTTTGCATCGTCCGAGCAGCACCGTTTTGCAAAGTTCAGCCTGTTCAGCTCATACTCCACCCCCTGTAACGTCCTCCTGCAGTGGAAGTCCCCTATCACCCTGTCCGAATACCAGTCGTCACACGTCCTTATGACTGCCTGTGCGTTGTGGTTTACCCTGTACCCCTTTTTTAACAGTGCATCTTCTACCCAGCTCTCCATCTTTTTCCTCCCTATCTGTCCAGAGCAATCTGTTTTTCAAAATCAAGCATCGTATAGCAGCACGCATCCCACCAGTCATTACAGTTCCCGATATTCTTGTCCTCGGGTCTGTCCGGTTTCTTTTCATCCCATTTCAGGGACCTGATGGCTGCAATCAGCCTTGTGCATCTCTTATTTATTTTCAGCCTTCCCATGTTGAGCAGGACATCGAACATCCTCGGCCGCTCACTGACCTCGTTCTTATGGCAGCCGACAATGTTCTGCCATGGGAGCCCCGCCTTCCTTGCCGCACTCCGCAGGCTGTTTATCATGGTGGTTGCCGCACTGTCCGGAAATATCCAGTCCGGCTTTATTCCATATTTGTCCATGACTATCCTGTAGAACCCTACAAACGCATCGCATATCCTGTCCGCATCTATTTCCGTGGACTTGTCTATGCAGGATTCCTCCATGATCCTGATGTCGTGGTACCTGTTAAAATAAGCTGCTGCCACGAATGTTGTCATGGAGCCGTTGCCGCCGAAGTCTATGCCGACAGTGAGTTTGAACGGACGCTTTTTAAACCTTGTCCTTCCATCAGCCCCCTCCATGAGCAGCTCACTGTCATCGTACAGGTAAGGCGCCGGGTTTCCTGCAAATCGTCCGAATATGATGCCCTCTGCAACTGCACGTTCACCTTTTATGTCCCTGCGGTACCACACGGTATCTTTCCTGTAGGTCTTCAGTGCCGCCCGGATCTGGGCATCGGACAGGGACATATTGTCAACAATCGTAAAATGTCCATAATTATACCCATAATCCCCATCACGTTCCTGGTTCTTCTCGTGAAGGCTTAATATATCCGCATAATACCAGTGTTCCTCCTCTTTCGGGTTCAGGTCATGGAGTATCTTGCGGTCTGAGCTGGACAGGGTTCTGTCAAATACCTCCTTCAGGAACTTTGGATGGCATTCGTTTGCCTCCGTCACGTATGCCACTCCATATGTGTTGCCCTTGATAAGCTTCTCATCCCCGTCTTTTCCGCCCCCTGATACAAGGACGATTTTTTCACCCGTCTTGGTCTTTATGTACACACAGTCCCTGTCCTTGTATTTTCCCTCGCGGCATCTTCCCTCAAAATAATTCAGCAGTCCGTAGCCGTCACAGTCAAGGATGTTTAACTTTGCAGTCGCG